CGGTCTATAACGCCCTTGACCCGAAGTCGGCAGCGTACCTGACAGCCGCTGAAGGTCGCGGTCCTGAGATTGTCAACGCCCTGCGTGGTCAAACTGAAATCGTGCCCGGAAGCCGTCCAACTGCCGCGCAAGCTGCCGCACCCGTGGGAGCCACCCGGTTCTCGGCAATGGGTGACTCTGCTGCCCGCACCACCCCGACCCCGTTCTATGAGCGGGCCGAGGCTCAAAAGGCTGCGCAGCTTGCCGCTGTGCAGCAGGTCGGCAAGACACCCGCAGAACTCAAAGCCGCCGAGGCTGCTCGAAGTGCCACGGCCAAAGAGTTGTACGGCATCTCCGACAACGCGATGGTGGTAGCCGATGACACGTTTTCATCGCTGCTCAGTCGCCCCTCGATGGACAAGGTGCTTGCCCGCGCCAGCGACTTGGCTGCGGAAAAAGGTCAGCCTTTTCAGATCGGTCAGAACCGACCCCCACAGGTCGTGCCGTCCAGCATCGTTGACGAAGCCGGTCGACCAATGGGTCAGACAGTGATTCCGGGCGAGGTGGCTAAGTATCCGGGCAGCAGCCTTCACGCGATGAAGATGGCGTTTGACGACCTGATCAAAGACCCGGCCACCTTCGGCATTGGATCGGCTGAAGCCAAGGCAATTGGTAGAACTCGCGCTCAATTCCTCAACTGGGCCGAAAGCAAAGCACCATCCTACCGCACGGCCCGGGAAACTTTTGCCGCCCAAAGCAAGCCGATCAACCAGATGGAAGTCGGCCAGTTCCTTGAGGGCAAACTCAAGCCTGCGCTGGGTGAGGAAACTGCCCGCCTGCGGGCCGCAGGGTTCGCTGGTGCGCTGGAAAACGCTCCGGGCACCATTAAGCGGGCCACAGGTGAATCGCGGTTCCAGAGCCTGTCTGAAGTGCTCACGCCCGAACAACTGAAGATTGTCGACGATGTTCGCGCCGATCTGGCCCGTGCTCGTCAAGCTGAAAATCAAGCCACCGCCGCCCGGGGTGCTGGCCCTGATGTGAACCTGATGGGCACCGAGGTCATGGGTAGCGT